ACCCCAACTAAAACTAGTAAACCAATTATCAGTAAAATCGTAAGCACTTTTTTACTCCCTATATATACATAATAGCATCTTTAGGGCAGGTGTCAACCGGTTTTGGGCATCTTTTATAAGAAAAAAAGCCCTTGCAAATCAATGACTTACAAGGGCTAAGTTTTTACGCTAAGTTGTTGATTTTACTTAACGTTGACAATACCCTTAAAGTCATAAGGGACAATAATTGTGTTAACATTACCAGCCTTGACAGCTTCGGCAATCGTTACAAGAGCGGTTGCTTCCATGTACTTGGTAGCACCTGCGTTAGCGTTAAGAGCAGCAATACGCTCGGCTTCAAGCTTTGCAGTACGAACTTCTACCTGCTTCTGCTTTTCAGCATTTTGTGCTTCGACCAAAAGGTTAGCCGACTGTACGATGTTTGCAGCAGGCTTTACCTGACGAACAAGAACCTGCGAGACCGAAATTGCACCTTCTAGCTTTTCAGCAGCAAGGCTTGCAACAACTTCCTGACGGATTAGCTGTTCCATCTCTGCACGATTGTCTGCCATCTTCAACGATTCGTAACGACGAGCAACCTTGTAGGCAGCATTACGACCAAGCTGACGAATGTAGTTATACATCAACAGTGTATCGCCTTCTTCTGTGTCAGCGTGGAAACCACGGTTCTTTTCGATATACAGTTCGGCAACCGAGCCAGGATTGATAGAATAGATAACTGCCATATCAAAGTCAGCAACAGTTGAGTTGTCGCTAGCAAGCGGCGTTAGGTCAGCAATATCAACTGAAACGTCCTTGGTCGGGAATGTCAGTACTTCACCCCAAATAGTCTGATTGATTGAGCCAGGCATCAATTCGGTGGTTTCAATTGTCTTATCAAATGATCGGCGGACACCGACCTCACCCGTTTCAATACGAGTACAAGCAGCAGTCGTGGCCATCAACCCAGCGAGAACGGCAATCTTAGCAATACGATTCATTTTAATTTACTTTCTTAAAAGAGTACAACAATTGTTACAGCAACAATAGTCGCTAGTAACGTACACAACATACTATAGCCTGCCCACTTTGTCAAGCTAATTTTTTCTTTTCGGGTAAACCGTCTGAAAAGATCAATCCCAAAAAAGAAAATGAGAAAGAGTGAAATAAATGCAATAATCATCTTTACCATATTTAGGTCTCCTTGTTGTTACTGATTAAGTTATAACACATTACAGCAGTGATGTCAAGAGTTTTATCCCTTGACACACACAACCTGCTTCAACGTATGAACGATATCTACAAGGTCAAACTGTGCAGCCATAACTGCATCAATGTCCTTGTACGCCTTAGGCGTTTCGTCAATTACGTCTGCGTCCTTGCGACACTCAACCCCTGCTGTAGCAGCGATATGGTCCTCAATAGTGAAACGCTTCTTCGCTTCGGTACGGCTCATAGAGCGTCCTGCACCGTGCGAACACGAACAGAAAGATTCACGATTACCCTTACCGCGAACGATGAATGACTTTGCACCCATTGAACCTGGGATGATTCCCATTTCGTCCTTCTTAGCTGACACTGCACCCTTACGAGTAAGCAGAATGTCTTCACCGAAGTGACGCTCATGTGATACATAGTTGTGGTGACAGTTAACTGCACTCAATTCACTATAGAACGGCTTCGTGATAACTGACTTGATAGCAGCAATAGTTGCTTCCATCATCACTTCACGATTGCTACGAGCAAAACGCTGTGCCCAAGACACTGCTTGCATGTAGTCGTTGAAATGGTCAGTACCTTCTGCAAGATAGGACAAATCCATGTCTGGCAGATTGATGAACCACTTACGCATATCCTGCTTTGCAAGTTCAATGAAGTAGGAACCGATACGATTACCTACACCACGTGAACCTGAGTGTAACATGATCCAAACATAATCATCTTCATCAAGACAAATCTCTACGAAGTGATTACCTGAACCGAGCGTACCCAAGTGATGAGGAGCCCGTTCAGCAGCCTGACCAATCTTAGGGTGCTTCGCTACAATTTCTTGTAGTCCAGCAGCATGACCAGCAAACTTAAGTGCAGCTTCGCTAGAAGGAACACCGAATGCACCACGGTCATTCTTGCCACCGTTATCGGTGCGACCATGCGGAACTCGTGCTTCAATTGCAGAACGAATACCAAACAAGTTGTCTGGCAAATCTTCCGCACGAAGATTAGTCTTATGCGCCATCATGCCGCAACCGATATCAACGCCAACTGCTGCTGGGATGATTGCACCCTTGGTAGGAATAACCGAACCAACGGTCGCACCCATTCCCCAGTGAACGTCCGGCATAATTGCTACGTGCTTGTGAATGAAGGGCATGGAAGCAATGTTGTCAAGCTGGTCGCGAGCCTGATCCTCGACAGTCACACCGTCGATCCATGCCTTAATAAGGCCGCCCTTATTTCCTTGAATTACTTGCACAGATGTTTCCTTTCACTGCTTACATATACACAATAGCAGAGTTTAACGGAAAGTCAATCTATTTTTTAATATACAGTAACACAGCGCTCTTCAGTTCTGCGCTCAAGGGTTCTACCCCATTGATCTTGCACAATAATCGTGATTGGTTCGCATCGCTGCTGTACTACAACTACTTCTCGTTGTTTAGGCTTGCTGGCTTCGTTGATTACTGCGCCGAGAATGACACCACCAATTAGAGGAACGACCCATTTGTCGTTGTTTTTATGACGATGTTTCTGCACATGATAGTTGTTATAAACTCCATGTCTAGAGTGGTGTCTGTTATTATCTGCTAGTGCTGGTGTTGCTACTGCAATTGAAAGGGCTGCTGCTAAAATATATTTGTACATAGTAATCTCCTACTATTTTATTTAGTGTTTTTGTATAGGTTACAACCTTAACTAAACATTAACTAATTACAATATCTTCCATGCCTGCGGTACGCAATCTTGTGATGTGACCAATTTGCCATTGTTTGGTATCAAGCCCTTTCATGATACCTAAAAACTTATTACGCATCAAACTAAATTGGTTGCATAGGTGAGTGAGTGAAATAACACTCTCCTCACCATCAACAAACTTTTCTGCATCTCTGCTGCTGAGTTGTCTGTTGTATGCTTCCAAATACTTCCTAAACACCCTACTACGCTCTTTGCGTAATTCAATATTCAAGTGTTCGAGAATCGCTTCAATCTCTTGTAGTTGATTAAAGCGATGCTCGGTGATGCCGGGTAGGGCAGAACTGGATTTCTCCAGACTGCCTTTAATACGACATTCGTACTTGGCATCTTCAAGTTCATTTTCAAAATAGTCAATACATAGAACAATATTGCCTAAGTCGTCTACAATCTTGTTATACCAAGTACTCATGTCTTATCAATCCCAGTCTTCGTCGCTGTCGTCTTCATTACCATCAAGTAGATAATCAAAGTGACTCTTAATTGCTGCTTTCATTGCTGAATCAAAACTTTGAACATGTTCTTCAATATCATCTAAACTTAAATGATCTTCAAAGGTTCTTAGTATTGTTTCAGCAAATTCAACTCTATCCTTTTTCGGGACATGTACTTTTACAATATCCCAAAGTTCGTCAAGAAGTGCTACTTCAGGACTCATCTGCATATTCCTCCAAGGTTGGTTCAAAATCAGCAGGGTCTGCATCAACTACTTCAACAGTATCAACGTTTGGATTTTGACCCCACTCGTCTATAATTACCTGAAGCTTTTCAGAAGTCCAGCCTTTTCTGAACTCTTTGATAATCTCACCGGTTACCGGAGAAGTGTATGCGAGTCTATTGCCTTCCTTAACAAGAATGCCCTTGGCCTCAAAGAGATCAAGCGCACCACTGTATGGATTCATACCCGACTCATACGGAATCTTGATTTGTACGCTTTCAAACGGCTTGCTGTAACGTGACTTAACTACCTTACATGCACTACGAATACCGCGTACTTCAGAAATCTTGTTTCCGTCGTCATCTTCCTTGAGCTTGAGCTTACGCATAGCAACAACAATACTTGATGCATATACGAAGCCTTGGCCGCCGGAGATCTTGTCGTCCGGATCAAACATATCCTGCGAAGCATATGTGTGATTGGTTGCAACAAGACCGATTGGATATGGGGCAAGCATGTTGACAGTATTACGCACAAGTGCAGTAAGTGCCTTTGGCTTACGTCCCATATCGCCTTTCATGTCACCCTTCTGAAACTGATCAACGTCAGTTGGAGTAAGCAACATACCCAAGGAGTCAATAACAAACAATAACTTGGGCATTTCTTCGTATGCAAGACCGCCGTAATTAGACTTGTAATCTTTCATAAAGTCAGAAATAGCCTTAGCTACGTCATCGATCATACTAACACTGATACGAAGTAGTTTGTCTGGACTAGTGTCAACGTCTAACGCTTTAAGCCATTCTTCGTCGAGTGCGTTCTCAGAGTCAAAAAGAACTACTTGGCATCCTGATTGCTGTGCATGTCGCACAATATTACCGGAACAGATAAAACTCTTACCCGAACCTGATTCACCTGCAAACACACTAACCTTACCCAACGGAATACCCTTGTTAAAGTCTCCGCTGATAAGATAGTTTAGTGTGTAGTTACCAGTGCTGATCCAGTCGCGCGGGTCGTGAAACCCGGCGCTGATACCGCTGATGCTTTTAGTAAGACCAGTACGAAACTTAGTCAAGTCAAATGGTTTTTGCATGGGTCTGCTCCTTAACCGTTGTTACGAGCACGAATCATTGCAAGAATGTCATCTGCTGACTTTTTTGCTGTACCGCTTTCTGCTGTGAGTGCAGGACCTGGCTGCGGCTCTGGTGTTGCACTGGCTGCTGGTTCGTTTGTATCAAACGGAGCAACATCATCTTCTGCTTCTGCAACTGGAGCAGCCTTAGGTGCTGCTGCTGGAGCGGAAGCCTTTTGAAGTGCAGGACTTGCTGCGCTGGATGGTACTTCTACGCCATATGGCTTATAGAAGTTAGCCCAACGAGCAGGATCGTACAAGTCACCATTCACACTTGCTTCAAACATTTCTGCAATAGCAGTGTAATGCTCAGCAGTTGGACGAGCTGGTAGGAAGTCATTAAGATTAAACAACCCATGCGTATCAATTGCAGCAAGTTCTGTTTCTTCTAAGCTACGTTCCTTACGAGCCCACTTACTGGTGCTGTAATCTGCATACTGACCCTTAGTGGATTTTGAAAGACGGAAGTCAGTACCGTTGAGATAGTCAGTTGGAATATTTTCCATATCTGGATCCATCAGCGCACTCTTAATGATGTTAAAGATCTGCGGACCAATTACGAATCGACGAATCGGATTGCTGGGCGAGTCTTCATTAAGTGGGTTCTCTGTTACAAAGCCCTGGAAGATATATGACTTCTTCTTCCAATACTTGCGACCCATATCTTCAAGTGAAGGATCCTTAAACCAAGGACGGACTTCAGTAAGGATAGGGCAGTTGTCGCCATACATTTCACCGCATGGTACCTGGATAGTGACAGGCTTGTTTTCGCCTCCCTTTACACCAGGGAAGGTTAAACGAATCATCTGACGCTCGACCCAAAAGAAATCATTCTTTGAATCACCGTCCGGGAGGAAACGAAATGTTGCTGAAGCGCCTTCGTCAATGTTCCAGAATGGATAAATTGCGTTATCGCTTTGTGTTTGGGAATTGGAACCTGGTTTTGATTCCATTGCCGCGAGCTTTGCGCGGATGTCTGCTAATGAGGCCATAATATTTCTCCTTTGCCATATGTGCCATGTTTGTTCTTTATATAAGAACTTTTTTAAGTATAGTGCCTAGATAGGAAAAAGTCAAGAACTTTTTTCTAACAATTTTATTTATCATACAGAACAAAAAGCCCCGTATAATGTTACTTATACGGGGCTCTATAGTTTACTTATTTTTTCTGATTAAAGATTTGTTTCAACTGTAAACTGGTCTAAGAACTTTTCGTACTGTTCCGATTCCGAAACACTTGCAGGTGTTTTGATTTTTGCTTCAGTTGCACACAGTAAGCAACTCTTAACAGTGGTGTACTCAAATTTATTAAGTGAACCACCTGATGTTAGTTTTTTGCTGATGTTTTGTAGGTAGGTACCAAGAACTGGATTCTGTGCAGCATACCCCATTTGAGCTACTTGGTGCCCAAGTTTTGCATGTGGTGTTACGAAGTCGACTGCGTCATCTTCGTTGAGCATGTTTTTTAAGTTTTCAAATGTTTCAGTTGCAATCGCATGTACAATAGTGCCTTCAAAGGATTGCTGTCTTGCCATGGCTCGTTTGATGCTGTCCATTGCATTTGCGACACGATCATCAAAATGTGTTTCAACAAATTGTGCTTCTAAGTCTACACTATCTTCAAGAATTTCCACACTGTAGCGATCTTCAAGACTTTCAACTGCGGTAGCATAAGTTTTAACGCCAGCTAGTTTTTCAAACATGTTTCTAATGGAGTCAACGTTCTCAACAGCCATGTTAACATACTTCTCATTGGCTTCGTTTACTAAATTTGCGCCGCGAACATAACGAACAAAATCACCTAGTTGGCGATATTCTTTTGCCATTTCAGTAATAGCTTGCCCAGTACGGTCAAACATTTCGCCGCCGTTGTGAATATGACGAGCCATTGCACGAGCTGCTTTTAAACTGTTTTCAGCCATTTTAAACTTTTCTTCGCCGCGCTGAATGTAGATACTGTGAATGTTTCTGCTGCGAGCACCACGTGACTCTTCGTTCACAGGCTTTCTATGTTTGACTACGATTTTAATATTATCGAGTGGTTGGTAGCTGGTCTTTGTGCTACCTGTCATAGTGCCAAAGCCTTCCATTACATCCGCCATATCTTTCTCCGAATTTTTAATTATGTTAATCGCTTCACCTTTAGCTTTTAGCTTCTTACCAAACACTTTATAATCAAATGTAAGCTCAGGGCTAGTATTATACACAATTTTCTTTAACTGTGTTCGTAAAGGATCGTTGCTTAAATCTTCACTAGTGGCTAAACTAACTTGCATGTTGTTTAAATCTAACCGCACAAGAACGTTAGGATCATCAACTAAAAAGCGTGTTGCTTCTTGCGGATTCACCACTAACTTACCCTCTGCATCATATGATTTTACAGCATACCCATAACCCTTTAATAGGTTAAAGATCTTTTCTGCAAGTTTTTGCGTGTTAACTGCCATAGTATTATCTCCTAATACTATTTATCAATTCAGCTATCTTATTAAGCAGTGCTGCTAGAGCACCGGCATTGGCGAATCGTATTCATCCTCTTGGAAGAATTCATCAGTACTCAAACTGTTATTAACTGCGCTAAACACTTCATCTTCAAATGTACTGATATAAGATATCATACGTACAGCAATTAGCAAACTCATAACCAAGTCATCAGTTTGTCCGGGTTTAGCACTGTAACTGTTTCCGCGGGCCACAAAGTTCTTAAGCTCACTGATCAGCATCTTACTGTTAATAGTAATTTTATCTTTTTCAATTAAACGCTTTAGTGCAATAGCTGCTTCAACTTTGCTCTTGTGGTTAGTGTGGAAGCCTTTACGACCTTTATAACCTTGAATACGCTTAGGCTCGTGTAAGAAGTCGCCCGGGAAATTTTCTTCACCTGTATCGCGAATCACAACTAGTGCTGCTTCACCAATACTGTTATTTTCTACAGACCAATAAATTTGATGTGCGCCGCGTTCCTTAATGTACTGCATGATGTCCATCATTGTACGCATCTGACCCTCAATAGGGGTTTTATTGTTACACCATTCTGCTACCTGTATCATAGAAGGAAGTTCAATAACCTGAATACCGGCGTTGTCGCCGCCTGTGCCTGCGCTAGGATCTAATGCAACCACATACATATTAGCAGGACTTATATGCTTATACCAGCGTACTTGCCCCATACGAGATATCGGCTCAACTCCGTCTAAGTCTAATAGCTTAACAGCATTAATTAATGTTTCGTCATAGATAATAAATTCACACTCGTGTTCACGACGGAAACGTTCATCGCCAATACGGCTACGTTCTGCGTCGGCCCACTTTTGATCGCGGTCAGGATGCTGATCCCATTTAGCAAACATAGCTTTAAAGCCGTTGACACCTACTGCTGTTTCGTTGCCGAATTCGTCATATGTCTTATTTGCTGCTTTCCAAATTTCAGCAAATGTATCTTCATCACTACTCGGTGTGCTGGTAACAATACATTTACCGCCTGTACTTAGCGTAGGAGATAGCGCGGCCCAAAACTCTTTAGCAATAGTATTACGCACGAAGGCAAACTCGTCCAAGTAGATTAGAGAAATACTCATACCACGACCAGTGTTTTCTGTAGTTGTGGTACTCACAATACGTGATCCGTTATCAAAAGTGATACTACCTTTGTTGTATTCAGTTACACCTGCTCGAATATGATCTGGTGTATTTTCGTATGCGTAACGAATACGTTGCATAATTTCACTGGCACCAGTTTGCTTGTGTGCTGCAACAAGAATAGTGCTATCTGGCACAAACATTGCATACCATAATAGGTACCCGGCGGCAACTGTGGTTTTACCCATCTGGCGTCCTAGCATGTTAATGCTGTAGCGATGTTCGTTATAATTTTTAATCAGATCAATCTGATAATCAAAAGGAATAAACTTAATTGCACCCTTAGTAGGATGCTGAATCATCATATACTTTTCCATAAAATATCTAGGACCTGTGTCCGGGTGACAACAAGCTCTAAATTCTTTTAGTGTATCATTACTATATGCTACCTTAGCATATGCTGTTTTAGTGAGACTGCTCTCTACTGTACCTTTAGCCATACTTGTATTTATCCAAAAAAAAGCCCGCCGGAGCGGGCTTTTGAACTACTTTAGTTCAGTTACTTATGCCAATCTTTTTTGTAACTTGTCACGTAAAACATTGATTAATGTCTGTTTGTCTGTGCTATATTTTACGTCTGCTGGCATTTCATCTTCACAACCACATGGTTCTTCAGCTGGTGCTTCTGCATCAACAACTTGCATATCAGGCTCTTGCTCATCACCATCGGTATCGTATTCAACGCCTGCTAACTTAAGAATACGATGCAATTCATCCATATCTTTAGCCGTTGCATTAATGTTTAAAGTTGCATCGCCTATCTGCTTGCTTTGATTAAAACTAACAGTAGTTGTGTCTTGTGGACCTGATGCGCCTGGCATTATTTCTGGACCTGGAGCATAGTAGCCCTCATCCATAGGTTGTTCTTCAGAAACAATGCGTGCAGACTTAGTTGTCGGATCGTCACGATAGCGAGCTAATGCTCTCTTAGCATTCAGCGGATGAACAGGAACTCTTTTTCTATTACCAGACTGGTGAGTGATTTCGATATACTGTTTGTTCTCTGCTTCTTCAAATTCTTCTGGTGCAGGAAGTGCTTCAACATCGCCAACGATGCTTTCATAATCATCCATGCTTAATGGACCGTCTTTTGACATTGCAATTAGCCGCTCTACTACATCATGTAAAACCATATCATCTTCGACTTCTTCTCTAGCAAATTCTAAGACACGTAGTAACAAAGGAACATCCATGCTCACTGTATCTACTTCATCGCCGTTGCTAGCATCATCAGTTGGGTCTTCGTCGCTATCATCTAATGCGCTTTGTGCTGCGCTACCGACTGCATGTCCGACTGCGCCAGCAACACCACGTGTTACTGCGCCTGCGCCAGCAAATGCTGCGCGGCCTGCCATAGCACCCAGCATTGGTAAGATTTCATCAAGCTGTTCTGCTTCTTCAACTGGCGCTCGCTGTGAAGCTTTAGCAATAAGTTCTTGCGCTTGAGTAATGTCCATATCTGCTAACTTTAGTGCATCCTTGAGATTCTTTGGACCAAAAGTTGCACCAAGTGAAATAAGTGCATCTGCTAGATTAGCTGCTTTGTTAAAATCCGCGTCATCCCATTTTACGCCGCTGCCGACGTCTAGAGTCTTGCGTAGCAAGTGACCAATGTCAACTAGTTTTTGTAACTTTGGGTCAACGCCGTATTCAATATCTACCATACCTTCGGTAGCAGGTAAGCCCGAAAGCTCACGAAGTCTTGTCATTTGCTCGACTTCTTCTTTAGTAAGTTTGTCAACTGCTCGGTTGATACCTGTCTCGCGGTTCTTACGAAGACGTTCTGCCTTATCGTAAGTGTGTTGGTTGAATCTTTTACCGAAGTATCCTGTTTCGCTATCACCTTGATATGAGGCGATTTTTGTCAGAGGAACATTCTTTGGATCCATAACATTCTTTGGACGTTCAGCGCCCGATGCTTTCTTAACATAAGAACCAAGTGTGCCCTTTGAAAGTTCGTCGATCTGCTCATCTTCTTCTTTTTTCATTCGTTTGTCCCAAACATGCTGCTTAATAACTTTACGAATTGCATCCGTATTAGTAGTGAGCTTGTTTGCATGTTTGCCAATAACTGCATCATGTGACATACCAGAATCCAAATCTTTTTTAATTTGGTTAGCGTTTACTTCATCGATCTGCTCATCTTCTTGCACACTCTCATCAGTAGCAAACATTTGCATCATTGCGCGGCCGGTTTTTGATTTATATTTCCAGGCATGTATAACTGAATCAAGTGCATCCTCCGGGCTATCATAACCCATCTGATCATAATACATCTCTGCCTGGTTCATAGCTTCTTGTTCGATGACTTCTGGGCTTAGGCCGCGGTCAGCAATTGCAGCATCGATGGCCTTAACCATAGGATAACTATCACTAGAACCCCAATCTTCTTGTACTGCTGGAGCAGGTTGTGCTTGAGCTTTGCTGTCAGCCGTCTGAATCTGTTTCATCATCTGCATGAATTTATTTCGATACATCGGGTTACTTAAAATCTTTTCAAGTGCATCTGCATACGGACTAAGTGCTTTTGCAAGTGGTCCGCTTATTGCGCCACCTTGATCTAATTTGCCTAATGCTTTTGAAATCATAGCACCGCTGGTATTAGCACCCATAGTTTTTTTAAGAGCATTAGCACCCATAGCTGCTGCTTGAGAGGGGTCTTGTTCAAAAATATTAGACAGTTTCATTTTTAGTTCCTTCTTGCGCTCTGGCTGATTACGTCAACTTCTTTGTTTTCTACACCCCTACCCATATTTGCTTGACCGTGTAATGTATCCCACATTGGCTTTAAGTTATCGCCCATAATTTCATCTTTGGTTGGATAATTTTTAAAATAGTCTGCGCCTTTTTCGGCTTTGATTTTTGCTAAGGTGTCTAAAAACTTTTTGTTATATTCTTCGCCAAAATAAGCAATATCAGCTACGCCTTCATTTTGCATTTCGTAATGAGTTTGGTCTTCTTTGCCTAGTACACTGTCGTCTTCTGTTACAGTGCGATCTACATTATATTCTGTGCGTTCTGCTGCATTATCTGCTTCCAGTCTGCGCGGATCTTTAACATTATAGCAAAGTACTCTATCGTGATCTAAACCTAAGTGTACTGCTAGCCATACTTCTAAAATTCTTTCATGCACGGGATATTTTAATACTACGTCAGTGCTGCATACTTCGCTGATTAGCTTAACACCTTTAGCACGAACAAATTCCATCGGATTTTCTTGAATCGGACTGCGTTTGAAAGATGCTACACTAACAACATTGTATTTTGCTAGGCAATTCTCAATAATGTCCAAATGCTCTGGCTTACAGTCAGCAGCAATCTTTACTCTAAATGAGTATTCTTTCTTGAAACTTTCAGTAATAAAATCTCGTAGTTGCATGGGTTAAATCTCCTGTTACAACTATTTATCATCTTAGTCAAAAAGAAAGGGGCCTGTAAAAGACCCCTTTCAAAAACATTTAATGTTTTACAGTATTAAGATACTACGAAACTTGTACCAACTGTTACAGCGGCGCCTGAGAAGTCGTAACCGTTAACAGTGTCTGTACCAACAGCCTGTAGCTGTGTTTCCAATGATACTTCGTCAAACTGTGAACCATCAACGATGCAGTGGATCTGACCACTTGTGTTTGATGGAATCAAATATACTAGTGGCTGAATGATTTGTAGAGCACGCTCTACTGCTTCACTTGGGGCATCATCTTCAGTTTGAAGATTTGCACCTGTGTCAACCATGATTAGTTTTAGATTGTTTTTAGCAATTAATGTGCCTGTTGCAAATTCTGCAACACCTTTAGCACCACCTTTTGTCTGAGCCATTTTATTCTCCTAATTTATTTTTAAGCCTATTAGGCTATGTAGTTATTTATCACTCTTACCTAACATTTTTAACAATTCATTACGGTCAAACGTACTCGAACTTATTTCTTCTGCTTCACCATCACCTATCTTTTTAGCAGTTTGGTCAACACGGGCTTTTTTAAGCATAAGATCAACCTGCTTTAACTTACGACTAACTTTGCTGTCTTTTGCTTCTAATGCAATCTTTAACATATTAGCAGCATTGTTAAAAACTTGACCTGCTGCCATATCAGTCATGTTCATACCAAGGCTCATAAGTTGCTGATAACTTTGCATAGCTTCTACAGCAATTGCATCCATTTCGCTATCATGTACTTCCATGCCTCGAACTTCTGCTAGTGCGTTATCAATTTTTTCGCTAATGCTAATTGCTTCTTGTACTTCGTCAATAGTAGCTACTGCACTAAATGCTTCATCATTGGCTTCTTGTTGAGCGCCAGATAGTACTTCTTCGAGCGGTGGTAAGCCAAATTCTTCTTCAAGTTTCTTAGTCATTGTTTGCTTCTTTAACTTTACCCATAGCTAACTCGTAGTACGGATCATCTGGTGATAATAATGTTTCTGGTGCAGTATTGTCTGCTCTAGTACCTATATCGCTGTTCCATGCTTCACCTGAGTCTGGTAGTACATATTGTGTACGATATCGTCGCTGTTCCATATTACTACTTATTAATTTTTCTTTTTAACTACTCTGCTTTTAGGTGTTCGCTTTTTATTTGTTTGAAATATCTGATCTTCATTTAGTACACGGAATCGTATTCCTTTACGCTGGCACCACTCTTGTGCTGCGGTCCATTTAGCAGAGTTAACCACTGTGGCTGCACGATTCTTCGCAGTCTTTGCGCTTTCTAGTGTAGTCTGATTTTTAGGTTTAATTTCTACGAGTTCAACATGTGTAGTGCCACTACTGTCCATATACTGTATCATAAAGTCAGGAACATAATTTGACCACTTGTTAGTGAGCGGATTCATATAAGGTATCTTGACACTTTCACTAGCCCACTTCAATATATGTGGATGCTGGTCGCACATACGCATAAATGCTAATTCCCAACTACTGCGGTAGTAAGGAATATTTTGCCCTACATATTTTTCAGGGCGTTGTACTGCATAAGCTGCTTGTGCAAATCTACTCATTACGGTTGAATTAACTGTCTAAATTTTGTAGCTGAATTATTTAATGGTCTAACTAAATTAATTCTATTGCCCACTGGACGCATTGCGTTAATTGCTTCATACGTATCCACAGTTAATTTTAATGAATTATCGTTTACCTCAAAATAATCCATAACATTTACACGTTCAACTGTGGCTACTCGTATTAACACATCTGCCATAGCTCGAGCATTTGCTTCTTTGAAGCCAGATTTTATTAACCGCTGTTGTACTTGTTCTAATAAAGTAGGATTAATAGGGTCGTCTTTATTAGTAAAAAGTTTTGATAAAATATCTGTACTTGCTTCAGGTAATGGAAATTTTACTGTAGCATTTTCTAAATATGCTACTAGTGTACCTTGAAACTGTTGGTATTTTACTTCGTTGCCGAATGTATCATATAAACTGGTTGAATTTTTTGATGTCATATCTTATTATCCATCATCTGAAGGTGGGACATACTGTGATTCTGCGGTGCTCCCGGAACCTGTCTCTTGTGCAGTGTTTGGCTGAGTTTTTGCTGGGCGGGTTGGAGCTACAACATTAGTTATTCCTTGTATAGCGCCGCCTACTGCGGTGTTAATTACTGCATCTTTAATACTGCCACCGTGTATGGCCGCGGAAAGTGCATTATCAGCAATGTCCCCTAATAGACCACCAATAAATGACTTTTCTTTTCCAGTAGAAGTAGCAAAGTTTGCTCGATCACCATAGACTGAAGGTAAAGGATTAGGTCTGGTACCAGACACAACCGTATCTCCTGTAGTGCCGCCAGCAGCAGGGGCAGCAGCAACAGCACCGGCATTTGTGCTAGTTGGCGGGGTTCCGGTGGCTGTCGCGACATTGCCCGTTGCAGTGTCAGCTGGCCGCGTTGGGCCTGGCTGATCCGTTCTAGTGTATTCTGGAAAAATATCCGTACCACTTAGCGTCTTTACTGTGCGTTCTTGCAATAGTACGGGCTTATTAAATGGCACAAATGCAGGACCCTTAAAACCTCTAGCATTTTCAAGCCTAGATATATCAAACTCGCTTAATCCAAAATTAACTTGTTCGTATATAGTAAACGACTCGTATTCAAAAGTCATGTCAAATTCCATAACGTCCGAACTAGAATAATCAAGTTCTCCAGTTTTAAAACGTGTCATCACAGGATTAATTAAACTATATTGTATGCCTGTATTACCATGATAAAGTACATAATCAATGCGTTCAAAGAAATTAGCTAATTCGTTTATGTTATAACCATACGAATTACTATCCCATAAGTCGCTGCCGTTTAAACCAAATTCTGATCCTTCATTAAGATCACTACTGCGGCTGAATCTAGGGTCGGCGCCGACATCACGTTCGTTATACTGTTTGTTTCTAGGATTCATATAATGATAGCTAAAATATTTCATAAACATTATTAACCATTCATTATTAATTGTGTCAAATACCTTAATATCGACCGGTTGATATTCGACGCCCGTGTTAATGATACGTTTTCTATTATAAGAGTTCTTAGTTTCTGTCTTAAATTCTACTTCGGGCAGAGTGGCACTTCTGACTAGGCTACCCAACCTAAGTCTAAATTCAGAATTAATGTCGGTGCCGTAGAAACTGTCACCGTATAATTCACGGTTAACAACAAAACTTACATATCCTTGGAATTTTTGACGCGGTGGATTTTGATCTGGTCGGAACCCGTATGCGTTGCGGAAGTCTCGTGTATAAAAGCCGTTGCCGCCGCCTGGACCGAAAATGTCTAAAATTTTTCCAACAATGCTCATGCATTCGACTCCGCTAAAGAATAATAGTGTAGCCGAAAACGGCTACACTATTTTTACCCAAATTATACAGTTGTAGTAGTGTTAATTTCAGGTGTATCTTGTGGGAACGGATTACCAGATGTTGTTCTACCGTTAACATCATTATCGCCTTGATAATGTGTAGCGTTATCGTAACGTACCTGCATAGTAACTGTCACCGGTTCGTTGGTGCTGTAATCACTGTCGCTGTAGTCGACGTTAGTGAAGAAGCAGCCTTCTAAGAACCAAACTTCGCTTGCGCCAGCATTGACACCGTCTAGGATTTCAATCTGCATATCAAACTTATAGTCTGAACCTGCTGCTGGTGTTGACTGTTGGAAGTGATTTAGCTGACGCTGAATCTGTCCGCCAACAAGTTTAGTTACGCTGTTGGTGATATCATCACGCACAACAACTGAAATCTGTTCCCAGCTGTGCTTGCCCTGTAGATACATTCTCGAGTTGTAACTGTCAATAGTTACTTCTTCATATGTAATCTTTGGACGGCTAACGTTTTGTACGTTTTGAGTTAGTACTCTTGATTCAGGTTCGCCTGCAAACCCACCAAGAAAGCTAACACGGAAACGATACTTTAGCTTAGGCATTAAGATACCTGAGCCTGTGTTACCGGTAACAGGAACACCAAATTTACTTCTGGTTTCTGTTGTATTAATATTTGCCATCTTGTTCTCCTACGAACGGTTAGTTCTTTCTATGTAAATATTTATCATATAAACGGAAAAAACATTAACTCTTGTTTTAATTTGACAAAAAAAGGGGCATCACTGCCCCTTTTTCCGTACAGCAAAGAATAAATCTTACTGTGATGAGCCCAACGTATTTTGGATACGAATTGGAATGTAGATGAACTCAACTGCCTTGACTGGCTGGATAGCAATGTCAATGTGCAATTCGTTACGATCGATTCTTGCTGGTGTGTTATTTGTTGTATCACACACTGTTAGGAAGTCGAACAAACCACGCTGTGTTATCAGCTGACCTAAGAAGCGATCAACCACAACCTTTGCGTTTTGACGAGTA